AAGATTTTCAAGATATTTAAAATCTTCTTCCCAATTAGTTAACTGTTTTAAAATTGCCATAGCATTTTCAATCTGGTTACCACAAGAGAGAAGTCTTAAGGAGTTGTATTTCGGATCATAGTTTGTCATAACTATAAGGGGGTCCCGACCAGGGCAAGTTTAGTGTCATTCCGAGACAGGTTGTGGAATAAGATCCTGGACTGCTGCTTGAACAGCAAGATCGAATTCTGAAAAGGGTCCGTGATTAACATCATTATACACATAGTAAAATTTATTGTCAATAGTTCGGATTGAATAATAGGTAATAACTTTATCACCTGTATCCAATTCTTCAACTATTCTCATCTTAACTTCATCAGTCATCTTTAATATAACAAGGGATACGATCTGGATCTAACCATTTAGTGTATTCAAAATCTTCCATGGCAGTTAGAAGTTGCATTTCATTGTCACATAGGTACATATCACGATAGCGATTTGTAAAGGAACACATTTTTTGAATACGACAGTCAGGACTGCCATTAATCTCTAAGGTTCCTACCTGTACATATCGGTAGGGGAATCGTTCAAGTAGTACTTTCGGGAGTTTCGTCATAATCTTTAAATTTTTGTCCAAGGGTTTCCCAAACATCGTTGAGTTCTTCATACGCTGGTATCATAGCAACTGCTCGCCCATCTGGCAACCTGATAAGAAATTCTTTCTTATCATTTTCAACTTTGATTCATGTAATGATCAAAGTTAATTTCAAATTCTTCCTGTGTTACTTCTTCCATTATACATCACAACATAAATTATTTTCTTGAAGATATTGAATTGTATCAGAACAACCTCCAAGATTTTTATCATCCATGATTACTTGTGGAAAAGTAGATCCCACACCAAATTCCTGATAAAATTGTTCTCTAGTAAAGTCCACATCTAATGTATATACTTTAATATCAAAATCGTGATATTCTAGAATAGCAATACACTTTTCACAATAAGGACATCCTGGTTTTGAATAAATTGTAAATCTCATTAAAATATATTTGTCGATGTGGACAATCGGAATGATAGGATTCGAACCTACGGCCCCTGCTTCCCAAAAGCAGTGCTCTACCAAACTGAGCTACATTCCGTTATTTGTCCTGATGTATGTATATTATACCATAGATCGGGACAACGATCAATAGAAAACAAAGGAATCCTAGTGAGTATGGATTATTTAAAATGATAGATGGAATATGAATCATCTAATTTCAAAATCCAATTTACGAATTTTACGTTGTTTTCTTTGTTCTTGAAACTCTAAATCTTTATTAGTCAAGTGTTGGTTCGTCATCTTGGACTTCTTTGGCACCCCATTGATTATCTCTACTAGGGATAGATCCAACCCGCTGATATTCCCACCACGGATGCTGGTAAGGTTGGGACACTGGCAACACCTGAGTTGGGATGGGTGCTCCTCTAATTGCTTCCCGCAATTCTTGCAACGTACTGTTAACATTTTTAATCATTCCTTTAATCTCTTCAAGTTCTTCATGAATATCTTGGTGATGAAACCTTAGTGGTTTCTGAATCAATTCGTTAAACTTTTTCTTTTTCATAATATTTATGAATGTAATGGGCGATACTGGATTCGAACCAGTGACCATCTCCGTGTAAAGGAGGTGCGCTACCGCTGCGCTAATCGCCCTGGCGTCTCAGGTTGGGATCGAACCAACGACCGACCGCTTAGAAGGCGGTTGCTCTATCCGCTGAGCTACTGAGACATGAGAGTATTATACATGGGATGGGAGGGTCTGTCAACCCCCCTCATAGGTCATATCAGCTGCTAAAACATATCTCTTTTTATTTGATGTTATCTTTCCTGGTCTATGTATAAGATGAGATGGGAAAATAAACCAGCAAAATTTTTGAAATAGAATATTATTTTCGTGTTTGAATTCTGTTGATGGGTAATCATTACCCTGAGGTACATTTAGGTAAAAAATACCAGATAGTTTAGTTTCATTTTCATTGTCATGGGAGTGCCACAAATTTTCATGGTCCTTTAATTTCCAATTGTCATAATAATCCATGTAACACCAAGATCTTATGTCAGATACAGGAACTTCTTTCTCCAAATAACTAAAACAAGAAAGAATAAACGAGTATTTAAATTTATAAAAATTTTCAAATGTAAAAAGATAAGGCCATGTTTGGAATGAAGCGGATTCTTCAACCCATCCTTCATCTTCAAAAATTTTATCTATATCTTGAATTATAATATTAATATCTTGCTGAGTAATTAGATTATTGTAGTCATATTTTTTTATTAAATCCATAATAAAGGGGAGATATCTGTTACTCCCCAATATTTATTCAGTTTGTCAAACCTCTACCTTGATCAGTTTAGAAGCATACTCATAGGCATAAGATGTACGAGCACCATGATGCCCCCAACCAATCCAACTGTACGCATAGTTCATGTAGCGATCAATCGATTTGCCTGGGGATTTCATCTTCCCCTCGATATCTTGCCACTGAACTTCATTAGTTAGATAACGAAGTTGCGTATGTAGGGATGATGGTGATCCACCATACCTTTTAGCAAAATCACCCAATCCATAATAACGATTGGCAGATGTCCATTGAATCAGACCATAACCACGCCAGCAGTTATGGTAACTGGTTCTGCTACCACCTTCACAGATATTAGGCACGAATGTTGATTCCTGCTTAATATTACCCATGATGGTAGCAAGGGCGTTTCTGTCTCTAATACCACGTTCCTGGAAATATGCCAGGGTAGCATTCTCATTTTCATTACACCCTTTACAAATTAACCTTGTCTCTTTAGGTTTTTCGGGAGCAACCTCTTTGGTCGCTGTCGGTGTTTCAAACTCCTTAATGATTGAGAATGGCACTGGAGGTGCCGTCAAAGGAGGAAATATCGGCATCGTTGCCACGTTGGTTGTAACCGATGCCAGAAGGGGCATGGTTACTGTAAGGAATTGTTGCATTTAAAAATAATAGAACTCTACATCCGTATAGAAGGGGGGTCCACCCACCTCTCGATGGGCACCTTCCACGGCTCTAATTGTCACATCACTTTCTCATAATGTGAAACCTGCCCCTTTCGGTAGCAGGTCTTAACATAATATCACATATTTATCCCTCTGTCAAATTTGCTAAATAGAATTGGTCGTTTTAAATACCAAAAGAACAATGAAAAGATTACTTCTAATCTCTTCGTTATTCTTTATTACTCCTGTAAGTGCTGCTGAAATTACATCAAAGATTACTGATTCTGTTCAATTGGGTGTACAGGGCGCTGCGGTTCAATCCACGAGGATTGGAGCATCATACTCCGTTTCAGGAACAAACGTACAATTTAGTGGTCAAAATACCAGTTTTGGTCTAGGTGCAAACGGTGCATATTCTGATGCAACTCCTAGTATCAATACTGCTGGTCAAGCATTTAGTTTTTCAGAAAGCTTCAATGCTGCTGATACTGCTGTAACTTCACAGACGGTTACTTCTGGTCAGATTGCTTCACCAAACCTTTATGGGGATAGTGTTACTCAGTTAGCAGGAGACAAAGGCACTCTTGCTGGTACATTATCTGCTACTGGTGTTGCTACTGTTACTGCTGGTGGTGCTGGAACTACTGCTACAGCACAAAGAACAATTGAATTGAGCGTATTCAAATGAAACGTATCCTAGCAGGGTTATTCCTGCTAGGGTTTTTTCATAATAATGCCCTAGCAGAATCTGTTGTGCCTAATTTTACTAGGGGCACCATCACGGCAACAACAGAATCAACTACAAAAATTATAGAAACTATTCGTCAAGTTGAATATACAACTGGCACATCTTATACTGTAACTGGAACTAATATTAATATTCCTGGCACTCCTCAACAGGGAGCAAACTATAGTATCATGACTCAAGGTGCTCCATTCCAGTTCAGTGAAACTTATCTCGGACCTGGATTGGCAAAAGAAACATGGATCGATCGCACCACAGAAACTCAATCTACCACAAACTCTGTATCTGTCTTTACACAGTAGGGTTATATGTATCGCCAGCAGTGGCTCAAACAGCTCCTAGTAATACTAACATCGCTGGTCCTTCTGCTAGTGCTACTGGAAACGTTACAAATCAAGCTGTACAAGTCCTACAAGGTCCATACGCCGTCAATACGTATGGTGCTGGAGTTAGTTGCCAGGGACCGACGATGAGCTTTGCTCCGTTTGCCTTAGGCAACTTAAATGGAAATTCAGACCCAACAACATATCAAACTTTTAGTAGCAACGCTGGTGTTAGCATGGGATTCAACTTTCCTCTCGATGGAAGTTTAACTGAACTATGTAAAGCAAGAGCTAGAGTTGAAGTTGCCAGACAACAAGCAGAAGCAGATAAAGCACGTTTAGATTTTGAATTAGTTCGTTTATTAAAATGTGGTGAAGCAATGAAGAGTGGTGTTATGTTTCACCCAGATTCGCCATACTCAAAAATCTGTGCTGATGTAGTGGTAAGAAAATGAATGAGATACCAACGATAGGAAACAATGGTATTTCTACGGTTGGAATCAATGGTCCTAGTATTATTCCAACCATAGACCCACCTGTTATAAAATCTATGGAGGTGCCTGTCATCCGTGGTCTGTCACTTCCAGTTGTTAACATGCCAGATACTAGGATTAAATATCCAACTGTTAATGTACCAACTCAAGAAGAATTTGATGCTGCTGTAAAAGCAGAACAACAAGGAAAAGAAGAACCTAAAGAAGAAAAATCTAGAGGATTGCCCGACACCAAAACTCCTATACCTCAAGTGCCCCAAATTAATCAAACCCCCCCAACTGATCAGGGCAATTCTGACACGCCTACAAATAGTAACTTAGGAGTACCAGTCATTGAAGTACCAATTATCGGACAAGTCCCAGTCCCACCTAAAGAGCAGGTTATTCTTGCTGGCACCACTGCTACTGCTTCTGTTGCTGCGGCTCTTGTTGGCAAATCTTTGGTGGAATGGATGGTAAAGAAGTTCAAACCAATTGTTGAAAGAATCTTTGCTCAGATCAAGAAGGCGATGAGTAAAGATCTCACAGAATATGAGCTACAACTCTTCTTTGCCTATGAGCACCAAAAGAAAGTAAATAAGATCTTGAAAAAAGAATTTAAGAAACAGAAGATAGAACAGTTCAAGAAGGCAAATAATAAATCTTAATGTGGATAAGCGTTATGTAATCCCCAGTAAACAAATAATCCAATTGATGTAAATAATAATCCTGTACTAATGGCGAGGTGGTTCATCTTTCATTTCCTCATTTGCTAGTTTTAATATGTAATAGATGATGTAGAGAGTTCCTGCTAATCCTACACCTAGAATACTGATAACTCCCCAAGGTAATTCACTCATCATCGTCTTCATATGTGGATGGTTCTTCAAATAGTTCATCCATTTTTTGATGTAGAACTCTTTCTTGTAGTTCTTTTAAATCTTCTTCTGTAATAGTAATCACTGTTTTCTTCTAGATTGTAACTCAGTAAAATCTTTTTTCTTTGTGCCACCATCGTATGACCAGGCATATCCTTCGGCAATCATTTGATTGTTAATGGATGTTGTTTCGCCATTGATATACAAATGACCGATGATACGACCATACTTCTCTGTACTATCAGGCAACTCAGTTTTAATGAGAATATCTTTAGCAAAGTTTAATCTTTCTTTTAACCATTCCTTCGATTCCAAACCAAGTTTTTTCTCTTTCGCATCAGTTGTGCGGCTCTCTGGGGTATCGATACCAGCAAGACGAATTCGCTTAGTAAGGGAGATATCAAAACCCAAATCAATATCAGCGTCAATAGTGTCGCCATCTACCACCTTAAGAACTGATTTTATTCTATAGATATACGGATCTTTGTCAGCCATCTGTTAGAAAAGTTTAAACTTCTCTGTATTTAGTTTGGGGATGGGCAGTTTTTCAAATGCTTTTGACACTTGCTTCTCCACCACAGCACCAACAAACTGCTCTGGATTCTCCAGAATTTTTTGTGCTTTCTGATATGTAATATATGCTCCTACACATAGAGCAGCACTAACACTTAAACTAACAACCGATAACGTGAGTGATAGGTATTTCATTCTTCTACTCCTATAGAAATAATAGCATCTTCATAAACACCAGTAGTATCAGATTTTGATTGAGCATCTTCTGCTGTATCAAATCTCATAGCTTCCTGTTTATTTCTAGACCATTTAGGAGAATCATTAATATTATCTTTAAAATATAGATAACTTCCAAAAGATTCTCTAGCGGCGATATATTTCATTCGTTCCACCATCCTTCTTGTTTATGTATCCAAACTTTTAAACCTTTAACATATGTTCTCAATATTTGAGCCTGTTCTTCATGCCAAGAATCACCCGTCTGCATATGTAGACGGGTGTGGTTATCTATGGCTTTGAGTATCTGATGGATTGGAGCATTCCAATGCTCCCTATCAGGCGTGTTCCATTCTCTTGGCATGGGATAACGAGTGAGTGAATTTCATTATAGCGAAGGTAATCAATTTGACAACTATCAGGACCAATTTCGGCATAACCAACAATCATAAAAGCAATAAGTTCAATCATTTTTTCTTGCCACCGTTCTTTGCTTTATTAGCATTAGCATTTCCTGAGTTCTGCTTTTTATTATTAGCAGACCCAGCGTTACCCTTCTTACCTTTATTTGCTGATTTAGCCATTATGCTCCTGTACGTGGTTGAACTTGTCCTTCTTCCAACGCTTCAACTCTTTCTTCAAGAGTTGGTTCATCAGCAACAACTTCTGATGCTGGTGGTTCTGGAAGAGTTTCTACAACTTCTTCTCTACGTGGATCTTCTTTTTTTTCATCATCTTCACCACCTTTTTTCATAGTGTTAATACCAAATGTGGCAGCAGATGCTGTGAAGACCGTAGCGATGAAAGTGGGATCCATCTTAGATAGAAGACCAGCATAGCTAGCAGTTAGAAGAGCAGCAGACCAACTCAAAATCGCTACACGAATTACGGTACTCATACATTTTGCCTTTTTATCTTTTTCCATTTTTTTCTAGTGTGAGGTTAACCTTTTTTCCAAGCTTCACCTTCTGCTTTTCTTCTACGTGCTAGTCCTGCTTCTACATTAGAACCAGGATTTCTGTAGAGATAAAGCGCATCGGGCACCAGATCCCATTCTTTATTTTTTAAGCGTTTAGTAATAGTATTAAAGTTATCGCCACCGTAGAAAGCGGCACCAAGATTATAAGCAAAGCTGAGCAGAGCGCCTCTTTTTCCATCTGAC